CCGGATCGGCAGCCCGTAGGCGACATGGCATTGGCCCTTGACCTGCATTGCGGTCATGTCGCGTGACTGCGAAGCAATCTCCCCAAACCATTTGTGCAGCAGCGCGTTCTGGTCCAGCGACCGCTTGCCGCCCGCCGTCCATGACACCGTAAAGGGAGGGGAAAGGCCAACGAGGAACTTGGCCAGCCTTTCCGCCTCCTGGCGCGTCACGATATGGCGGCGGTTGGTCACAGACCCAGCGCCTCCCGATACAACGCCTCTACGGCCTCTTCCTCCGCCAGCTGGTCGCGGGTTTTCTTGCGAAGGGCAATGATCCGGCGCATTGCCTTGGTATCATATCCCCGGCCCTTTGCCTCGGCCATGACTTCCTTCTGTTGATCGGCGATGTCGCGCTTTTCAACGTCGAGGCGCTCATAGCGTTCGATGAATTGCCGGAGTTCTTCGGCGGAAACCTGATAGCTGTCTGTCATGTGATCCTCTTAGATTGGTGACGTGATTGCAAACTTGTCAGCCCACACCACCTGCACGGCGGCGCTGGCCCGCTCTTCGGGGTAGCCCTCTGCGATGAGGGCTTCCACCGCCGCATCGCAGATCATGGACTGAGCGTGCCAGCCTGCGGCTCTAGCCTCGCGCATGTGGCGCAAGGCGCGCTTGTGGATGTCCATATCACCATCCCGCCGCTTGAAACGCGGCATAAATCGCCATCGTCCGCTTCACGTCTTCGGCGCAGTAGAGCGCGATTTTATGATGCTCACCAGCTTCCCAAGCTGCCGCGACATCCGCCCCGGTAAAATCGCCCTTGACCGGCAGCCCGAGCGCCGTGGACAGATTGTCCATGCTAATCGTGCCTTTTGCCCCAGCCCAAGCCGTCATGGTGTCAAACACACCGCTGCCCCAAGGCTTCGGATCGCGCGGGATAGCTGGCGGGATTTTGACGCCCAAAACGACAGCGCGGCAGAGGATAAAGCGCAGATCAAAAGCCGCCACATTGTGACCGACAAAAGTGTAGGCGTGATGCGGTTTAAGGCTCTCAAAAAAAGCTTCCAGAACCTCGCGCTCTTCTTCCACCTCGCTGGCATGAGACACGTCCAATTGACCGTCGATGCTCCAGGCAATCGTGCAGATGTGCCCCAGCGCCGGGTCAAAGCTGGTCTTGCCGATCACCTCGGCGGCTTTGGCCTCGCCGTGTTCGTCCATCCACGCCTGAATGCTTTCGGGCTTTTTGATGTTACCCGGCGGCGTGATGTCCGATTTGATCCGGTCGCGGATTACCTGCGACTGCGTGGGGATGGTTTCGATGTCCAAAAAACAAACGTGTTCCATTATTGCTCTCCTTCTGCGTTGGCGGATTGTTGCAGTTCATACGCCTCGACCACACTGGTGTAGAGGTCGGGATAACGTGCCTCCAGTTCAGCGATCAAGCCTTTTCGGCGCTCCCATGCGTTGTCCAGCGCCTTGGGTTTTTTCCCGGCGAAATCGGCGCAGATCGCCTTGGCGAATGCCTCTGCCTTTTCTTGCGGCGTTGCGTTTTCGGGCAGGCTGTCCAGCACCGCATCTTTCCAGGCATCGCCGAGACCTTGCCGCGCCTTCTGTGGCGCGCTTTGGGCGGCAGCATTGCCGTCGTCATCTTCGGGCGCGATACCGGCTAGGCCCATCACGCCATAGCGCCGAGCATAGGTCATCGCGGACCCAAGCCCCTGCATATCCTGCTTTCCGAGGATCAGCGGGACAGCCATTTCAATGTGCGTGTCGCTGGCCCCGTGGCTAAAGCGCGTCAACATGAGGCGATCAGTGTCGCCCCAGTGCATCGCGTGCGTCACGGCGATGCCGTTAGCGGTGAGGGCCGGAAGGCAAGCGTTCATCACGCTTGCAAGGTCGGCGTATTTGCTTTTGAAGTGCGGGTTCTGGCTGTCTTTAAGGGCCTTGCCCATTTCGCCCTGCGCCTTTGCCAGAGCGGTGTAGATATTGTCGGTCATTACGTTCTCCATCGGATAATTATTAACGGCGGTCATTCTTGGATTTTCCGCTCCGCGAGCATTGCATCGGCAACCGCGTAAGCTTGAATTGCAACATCCTCTGTGGTTGCGCCTGAGTTTTCTTTGAAAAATGTGCGCGAATTTGCCAAAGCCTGCCCAGCGAACCAGTCGCGCAGGGACATACCGCTTTCGCCTTGCAATGTGTATTCACGCGGAAACGCAGGCCCGCCGTCTTTAAGGTGGTCAGTCATCGGTGCGGCCCTCCATAGCTGCGCGGCGCGCTTCCATGCGCCTTTTCAGTTCGCCCTTGGGGTATGTGCCTGACGGCGGCAGGCCTTGCATTTCCCGAAGGGCGGCGTTCTCCGCCTCCACTTTTTCCCGCCGCTCGATCTCGGCAACCAGCGCCATTGACCCCCGCAGCATAAGGCGCGCAGCCTCGGACCCCGTGCGGGCGATCCGGTTGCCAAAGGCGTCAGGGTCCAAGCCTCGGCGCTCTACCTCGGCCAAAACGAGCGTCAGCAGCATGTCGTCGCTGATGTCGCGCAGGGCGTCGGCCACGGTCATTTGCCGTGTTTTCCCGAAAATGGGGTGGTGCATCACCATGTCATCCCCGCCTGCTTTATTCTCATGTAGAGCGCCCGCGCGCTCTTTAGTTCTTCGCGAGTGCAATTATGGTCGATTAGATGATCGACCTCGGCGGCAATCTCGCGCAGGGCGTCAACTGGTGCGCCATCCTCGTTCACGGCAGCGCGCACGGCGGCATAAACCGCATCGTTGAGCGCCTGCATGGCCTCCTGGTATGTCATCACGCGCCCCCTAGGCTGAACACCACCAACGCCAGCAACAAGAAGCCGAGCAGGATGGCGAAGTCGCCAAGCGCCCAGATCGCTGCCGTGACGGGGTGCGGGTGATACAGCCGCAGAAAATTTCTGATCGCTTTTACCATTGTTTCCGATCCTCCTCGGTTTCATACGCGCGCCAGTATTCGCGCGTCTCTTCGTCTGTCAGGTCCGTGCAGCGGATGCCGCGCACCATGTTTACGTAGCGGCCCTCGGTGTCGCGGTAGCAGTGCGCGCGGGGCCAGCGGCCATAGTAACGATCAGCCGAGCCACGATCAGCAGGCGATCCGCTCTTTGGTTGGGATGCTAGGTCGGTGGTCATGTGGGTTCCTCCTGATTTCCCTGAGACATTACACGCCGCGCAAAAACCGCGCAAGCGAAAAATGGGCTTGAACCGCGAAAACCGCGCTGTTATCGTGCAAACATGGACAGTCGAGCAATCATCAACAACCTGGGACGCGACGTTATCGCCGCGAAACTGGGTGTGGCACCTCGCCGGGTGGAACGTGCCCGCAACGAGGCGGCCCTGCCTGCGTCATGGTATGCGGGCCTATGCGAGCTGGCGGGGCATGATTTGCCCCGTCATTTGTTTACCTTCAAAGGGATGGAAAGATGAAAACGAAACGAACACCCCGACCCTTCGGGTTTAACGGTGAGGGCGCAACATGACCGGCGGCAACGCCATGACAGGCGAACAGCGCCTGTGGCAGGAGGTCGTCCTGATGGCGGTCACCGATGCCACCAATCCAGCGCCTCACAATGCCGAGGAGTATCGGGCCAAAGTGGAGGCCCGCGACTGGCTGGAGGGCGGCAGGTCGGACTTTCGGCGCGTCTGCGACCTTGCTGGCATGGACGCCGATTTTGTCCGCGATTCTTACCGCAGCGGGCGGATCGACCGTGACGCACTTCGCCGCCGTCGGGAATTGCGTTGACGGCGACACGCAACACGCCTAGAGGTTGGTGGCCGGGGTTCAACCTGATCCGCCTCGGCCACCTCCCCTCGGGCCGTTGCTCTCCATCCTTCCGGCCCGAGGGGTTTTTCAATGAAATACGCCGCCAAGGCTGACGACAACCAGCGCGAGATTGTCCGCGCCCTGCGAGACGCTGGCGCTACCGTAATGCACCTGCACACCGTCGGCGGTGGGTGCCCTGACATCTGCGTAGGGTATCGCGGGGGCAATTACCTCATTGAGATTAAGGACGGCAGCAAGCCGCCTTCCGCACAGAAATTGACGCCCGCGCAATTCGACTGGCACCGCACCTGGCGGGGCCGCGCTGCGGTGGTCAATAGCGTGGAGGCGGCTCTGAAGGTTATTGGGGTTTCTTGGGACACTTGATAGTGACGGATTTTTGAATTAGAAAATAAGCGGCGGCGGGAGTGTCTACACTCAACCGCCGCCTGGAGGCGCTTAACTGTGGCAGGTTGGGCGCGCCTCAAAGCAAGATATATCCCATCGGGATCGCGCTTGCAACAACCTGCTTGACTTTTGACGCTTTCAAAGCAAAGCGCGCGGTTTTGTCAGGTTCCCCGAATAACCTGGACGCTCTGGGCCTCTTTTGCCGTGCGACCTACGGGGCGCGAAGGACTTTCCGGGCCGATCTGGTGTGTTGCTCACGACCCCAGACATAAGCGCGCATATGGGTTGACGTAGCCGCCAGCGTTAAGGCGGGGTCGGGTGCTGGTCTCACCTAAAAAACGGACAGCGCGTGGATACAGAGCATGTGAGCGGGCAGGCCGCTTTGATCCTTTGGGGTCAACCCGAGCGGAAAGCGGAACTGTGATTAAAGCACTGATGTTGAAACAAAAAAAGTGATTTGCGACAAGCGAAAAAAAGGTGCAAGGTTGCCTGGTGGCGGTTCGGGGTTCCCTGTCAAAGCACAGTTGTTTTTTGCAAAGCCGGACAGACCCGTTCAATATCCGGCGACCGCCGCCGCCGCGTCTAGGTTTAGCGACCGAAAAGCCAGATACCTCCCCTGGCCTGACGCGGCACCTTTAGGGGGGCAACGCACGGAGGGCGTTATGAGTTTGCAAGAATACAGGGCGTTCATCGCATCCCGCAATCAAGCGGCGCAGATGCACGGGTTCAAGGCCAAAGCCCTAAACGACCACATGAAGCATCACCAGCGCGTTGCGGTTGACTTTGCGCTTGAGCGTGGATCGGCGGCACTGTTCCTTGATACCGGTCTCGGCAAGAGCCTAAGCGAACTTGAATGGGCGCGCCAGGTTGCAGAAGAAACCCGCAAGCCGGTGTTGATCTTGACGCCGCTTGCGGTGGCCGGTCAGATGATCCGCGAAGGTCAGAAATTCGGCATCGACGCGCGCCAGATTAAGGAACAATCTGATGTTGGCGCTGGCGTCATGGTGGCAAACTATGAGCGCTTTTCCAAGCTGGACCCTAGCGCCTTCGGCGGCGTTGTGCTGGACGAGAGCAGCATCCTAAAGTCTTTCGCAGGTCAGACCCGCAACAGGCTTATGGATGCGTTTGGCAAGACGCGGTATCGGCTCGCAGCCACCGCCACGCCTTCCCCAAACGATCACATGGAACTTGGCAATCACGCGGAGTTTTTTGGCGTCATGCGGCAGCAAGAAATGCTTTCGCAGTGGTTCATTAACGACACGTCAACAGCGTCTCAAGACTGGCGGTTAAAGGGCCACGCGGTCGAGGACTTCTGGCAATGGGTGGCATCATGGTCCCGGTGCGCCACGCTTCCCAGCGACCTCGGTGGCGATGATACGGGCTATGTTCTGCCCGAGATTGATCGCCGCTTGTTCGTGGTCAAGGCGGATCGGCAAGAGAATGTCGCGGAAGGCATGTTGTTCCGCATCCCAGAAATGAGCGCGACCAGTTTTCACGAGGAAAAGCGTCTGACGATTAATGAGCGCGTCGAAAAAGCGGCACACTGCGCCGATCACAACGATCCCGTGACGATATGGTGCGAGACCAACGAAGAAAGCGCCATGCTGGCCAAGCGCGTGCATGATGCGGTTGAGGTGCGAGGCGACATGGCGCCGGAGGAAAAAGAGCGGCGCCTTTTGGGATTTGCAGATGGTGACTTTCGCGTAATGGTCACTAAGCCCAAGCTGGCAGGGTTTGGCGTCAACTGGCAGCACTGCGCCCATGCCGTCTTTGCCTCAATTAGCTTTAGCTACGAGCAGCACTATCAGGCCGTGCGGCGTTCACATCGCTTTGGCCAGACGCGAGTGGTTCGCAACGATATTGTGATTTCTGACACCGAGGATGTGATCTGGCAGGCGATCAACGTGAAGGGCAAAAAGCACGACGAAATGAAGCGCCGCATGGCTGAAGCCATGATGAAGGCGCAGAACGGTGGGAAGGTCCGAACGGCTTACGACAGGCCGCTAGATCTCGCTTTCCCTGAATGGATCAAAGGAGAGAACGCATGAACAAGCAGCCCGAATACAGTGGCGACTGGTGGGCCGTCCACAATAGCGATTGCATCGAGGGAATGCACGCCATGCCGGAAAACAGCATTGACTGCGCGATCTTTTCACCGCCCTTCGGAGACTTGTTTGTTTACTCCGACAGTGAGCGCGACTTGGGCAATGCTGGCGAGGGCCAAGCCTTCATGGAGCAGTATCGGTTTTTCGCCGAAGCTTTGACCCGCGTTCTTCGCCCTGGACGCATCGCATGTGTTCACTGCACCGACCTTCCCATGCGAAAGGGCAAGCACGGCGCTATCGGATTGCAGGACTTTTCTGGCGACTTGATCCGCGCACACACTGAGGCTGGTCTTGTCTACCACGGGCGCGCGACGATCTGGAAAGATCCTGTGGTGGAGATGCAGCGCACCAAGGCCGTAGGCCTGTTGTATAAGCAGATCAGAAAAGACAGCGCGATGAACCGCGTCGGGATGCCCGACTACATGCTTTTCTTCCGCAAGGATGCGCCGAACGATAGGCCGATTAGCCACGCTGCGCCAGAGGATCAAAAAACGCAGATACAGGTCGCCCGTGAGTGGTTGGAAGACCTGCGTCGTCATGGGCTGTGTGAAAATGTGCCGGACGACAATGCGCTTGAAGTCTTGATGCGTGATGCGGCCTTTGACGTTTACGAGTGGCAAAAGCTGGCAAGCCCGGTCTGGATGGACATTCAGCAAGGCAATGTCTTGCGTCGGGTTAAGGGCGTGAACGATGAAAAGCACGTGTGCCCATTGCAGCTTGACGTGATAGCCCGCTGTCTGCGCCTATACACGCGGCCCGGAGATGTGGTGATGGACCCGTTCAACGGGATCGGGTCAACAGGCTATGAGGCGGTCAAGATGGGCAGGCGCTATCTTGGGTTTGAGTTGAAGCCCGAATATGCGGCTCAAGCCAACGCGAACCTGCAAGAAGCTGAGCGTATGGTGGGGGATTTGTTTAATGTCTGATCTATTCCCGAACACCACAGTCATCAACGCGGGATTTGCAGACTTTTGGGCGTTACTGCCCGCAGGCGCAAAGTCTGGCAAGGTGTCTGCGGCGAAAGCCTACAAGCGGCTAACGCCACCACGCCGGAAAGAGGCCCGAGAAAACGTCGCCGCTTATTACGACTGGTGGCGAAAACAAAACCCGCAAGCCTCATGGCTTCACCCTTCAACATATCTTAATCAGCGCCGGTGGGAAGATGAGGCTTTCAGCCCGCCGCCGGAAGCTGCTGCGCCGGTTGACCGCGCCGCCTATTGGGCCGATC